TCTGATATAATTGGGGGAGGTTAATTATGACTTTCCCCCTTTATGTTTGGACCTGAAGACGAACAAAACCTAGTTGAATACAAAATTACTATGAGTGAATCAAAAAATCATCTTTGGAAATACAACGAAGATAAAATCCTGAAAGATGTTGAGGATTATGTGACCACTACCTATCACGGGCATTATTGTGGTGATAGTGATGGTTATGCCGATATCCAGACCATTGACCTGATGGCAGCAAAGAAACTGGCAGCAGGTTTCTGTCAGGCAAACATCCTGAAGTACGGTTCCCGTTATGGTGATAAGGATGGGCGTAACAAGCGTGACTTGATGAAAGTCATTCACTATGCTATGCTACTGCTTCACTTTGACGGGCATTATACTCGCAAAGACAATGGACTCTCCGAATTCACCCGTTGATTATTATGAAATTGAAAGAAAACACTATGAAACTCTCTGATAATACCCTGACTCTTCTCAAGAACTTTGCTGGTATTAATCAGTCTATTCTTGTCAAGCAAGGTAATAAACTTCGCACAATCTCTATTGCCAAGAACATTCTGGCAGAAGCGGAGATTAGTGAAGAGTTCCCCCGTAATTTTGCAATTTACGACTTGAACCAGTTTCTGAATGGTCTGAGTCTGCATCAGGACCCTGATCTTGATTTTACCGAGGATTCTTATATTACTATTCGTGAAGGTAAGCGGCGGGTGAAGTATTTCTATGCCGACCCAAATGTGATTATTTCTCCTCCTGAGAAAGAAATCAAACTGCCTTCTGAAGACGTGTGTTTCCAACTTGAAACCGGTTCTCTGGAGAAACTGGTGAAAGCAGCAGCGGTCTATCAATTGCCCGATATTTCTGCAATTGGTGATGCTGGCGTGATTCGTCTGGTGGTTCGTGATAAGAAGAATGATACTTCTAATGAATACTCCATCATCGTTGGTGAAACTAATGAGCAATTCACTTTCAACTTTAAGGTTGAGAACATCAGTAAGATTGTCTCTGGTGCCTATGATGTGGTAGTTTCTTCTAAACTTCTGTCACAATTCACTAACAGCAAATTTAATCTTTGCTATTATATTGCTCTGGAACCCGATTCGACTTTTGGATGATGGAATTTCTACTCTATTTGACTCCTGCTGGTCAGGAAATTATTAGCAAAATTATGCTAAAAAATTATAATGTTAGAGAAAATGCTCCTATTTGTAGGAATAAACAATTCTTTGGTGTTCTCAAATCTCCGGATTTTGTAATTTGTCTGGATAATATTAAGAACACCATTAGTCCCGTTAAACACTATGTTAATGAAACTGTCTATCACGAGGCAGTTCACGTTGCTCAAGCGTGTAAGCGTGGTAAACTAGGTGTATCGGCTTCTTTGGATCAATACAAATTGACTGATGTTATGAATTCAGTAAAAGCAACCGGTTCTTATGCTGTTTATGAGACAGAAGCATATTATCTGGAAGATAAACCCGAAGAAGTTCTTTATCATCTTAAAAAATACTGCTTTTAATTATGAATATCTTTGTCACAAATGAATTTCCTGCAGAATCTGCGATTGTTCTTCCCGACAAACATATAGTAAAAATGCCACTTGAATGCTGTCAAATGCTTTCTATTGTTGCTTCTAAGTGGTATCATAACTATGGTACTCTTCCAAAGTCAGATGGAACTCCTTACAGTACAGAGAAAGGTGCCTTCCGTAATCATCCCTGCACTCAATGGGCGGCAAAGACCATTGATAATGCCTACTGGTTGATTAAGTGGGGTATGAATCTTTGTGATGAATATACTTTGCGATATGGTAAGACCCATTCGTGCTATAATACCCTTCTGGATGCATACTATTTGTTTCCAAAGGGAAAGATTACTAATGTGACACCATTTGCCCGTGCTATGCCTGATGAATATAAATTTGACACAAGCATTGACACTTTTACTGCTTACAAGATGTATATTGCATCCAAACCTTGGGTTAGCAATAATTATCTCCGTATGCCACAACGAAAACCTGAATGGATTTGATTGATTATGAGTGATTTTCTGTGGTGCGAAAAATATCGCCCCAAAACAATTGAAGATTGTATTCTTCCTGAACAAACTAAAAAGTCGTTTCAGGATTTTCTAAATAGTGGCGAATTGCCCAACTTGCTTCTGTGTGGTCCTGCTGGTGTAGGAAAAACCACCGTGGCAAAGGCATTGTGTAATGAATTGGGAGTAGATTGTTATGTCATCAACGGATCCGACGAGGGTAGATTCCTCGATACTGTCCGAAACAATGCGAAAAACTTCGCTTCGACCGTCTCACTTTCGTCAGATGCTAAACACAAAGTCATTATCATTGACGAGGCAGATAACACGGGGAATGACGTACAACTCCTCCTTAGGGCGTTTATTGAGGAATTTGCTGGTAATTGCCGATTCATCTTTACCTGCAACTACAAGAACAAGATTATCGAACCCCTCCACTCCCGATGTGCCGTCATCGAATTTGCCATCAAAGGGAAGGAAAAAATCCAGTTGGCGGGACTCTTCTTCAAGCGTCTACAAAACATCTTGGATGCGGAGGGCGTCCGATATGATCCGAAAGTCCTTGCAGAACTCATTAACAAGCACTTCCCAGATTTCCGAAGAGTCACCAACGAATGTCAGCGATATTCGGTTGGAGGAGAAATCGACTCTGGAATTCTTGCATCTTTCTCGGACATCTCTGTAAATGAACTGAATAAGAACCTAAAAGAAAAGAACTTTGCCGAAGTTCGTAAGTGGGTTGTTGCCAACTTGGATAATGACATTAATCTTATTTTGCGTCGCATCTATGATTCTTTGTATGAGGTTCTTGATGGTCCTTCTATTGCCGCTGCGGTCTTGATTGTGGCAAAGTATCAATACCAGTCTGCTTTTGTTGCCGACCAAGAGATTAATCTTCTTGCCTGTTTGACGGAAATTATGGTGGAGTGTGAATTCAAATGAAAGTGCCAAGTAAAGAAGAATTGATTCATTATAAGATTCAAGCAGCAATGAGAGAGAATATATTTGCAGAAGACCAGATGAAGTATCTTGGTGAACGTGCTGGACATCATTGGTATCTTATTGATGGGCAACATGAAGTATCTTCTGATCAATTTGAAGAATTTGAATTAACCGAGGACCTAGAGTGATTAATAAATTAAAAAATCCAAAAACTAAATTTTATCAAGAAATAAAGCAAATTATATTATCTGGAGATTTTACGTGGAATTATTATCCATCTACAACTCTTGGTAAAGATAATATTAGTTTTCTTGCTCACAGTTTTTTGGGAAGACCAGAAGGTACTATTACTAAATTTCCTATGGTAAACTCTAACTATACTGAGTTTGTTTGTCAGGGTTTATTGGAAATTTTAAGTTTTAATGAAATAGAAGTTAGTACATTTTTTAGGGTAAACGCTAATTCTGTCTCCCCTAAAGGAGCACCAGAATACACATTTCCACACGTAGATCATACTTATCAACATTCTAATATTTTGGTTTACTTAACTAATTCTGGAGGTAAGACAATTGTTGGTGATTCTGAGTATGATCCAAAAGAGGATGATGTTATAATGTTTGATGGAAATATAGAACATTATATGCAAACTCCATTAACTGAAAGAAGAGTAGTTATAGTTGCTACTTTTTTACAACATAACAAGTAAAATAAATTATAATGAACCCTTATAAAATCTCATACAAGGACCTAAAAGAAATTCCTATTAAAACTACTCCCGAGAATGTAAAGGAAGCAAATGAGGCATTATTTCGTGCTAAAATGACTCTTCCTGCTGCCGCAAAACATTGTGGTATGACTCATAAGGAAATGAAACTTACATTCTGGGAATATTTGAAGTACAACAAACCTGATTATGAAATCTCTTAAAACTCCCCTAAGATACCGAATGACCTCTATTCGCCTCTTGTAATCTTCTGGCAGCAACTCCAGATGTTTGGGACAGAACTCAAGGATCACCTCTTACATTTTAAGAGTGCCTGTCCTGATCCGGATTCTGCGAGGGGATTGTTTGACATCTCTAAAACTATCCTGAACGATCCTAATACTGGAGATTTTGAGCGGGCAGTTAGATTTTATATTGTCAATAAGTGTTCCTTTAGTGGTCTCACTGCAAGTTCTTCTTTTTCTCCTCAGGCATCTAACAATAACTTCAGCATTAGAGGAATTGAAAAGTTGCCAGAGTATTCTAAACTGATTGAGAACTGGCGTATAACTAATTACTCCTATGATTATCTGATGGATGGGAATATGGGTGCTTTTATGTATCTCGATCCTCCTTATGACATTAAGGATAATCTCTATGGGAACAAGGGATCAATGCACAAAGGATTTGATCACGATAAGTTCGCTGCTGATTGTGATGCTAACAATATGGATCAATTAGTGAGTTATAATTCTGATCAACTAGTAAAGGATAGATTCAAGAACTGGAACGCTGCCGAGTTTGATTTGACTTATACGATGCGTTCGGTCGGTGAATATATGAGAGACCAGAAACAACGTAAAGAACTGCTGCTTTTTAATTATGGAATTGAAGGACTGGTTAAATTCAATCAATCAAACGAAGAAAAATCTGATTGATGAAGATCCTTCGGTTGAGAAGGAATATGCTCCCTATATTATCAATCGGTGTCTTTCCGGACATCTTGATTGTATTATGTTTGCGAATGAAATGAATCAGTATCATTTCCTCCCAAAGAAAATGCAATATGACTTTTTTATAAATACTCTGAGGGTTAAGAAGAGATTTTCTCCTTGGCTCCGTAAAGATACAATCAAAGATCTTGATATTGTCAAACGTTATTATGGATATAGTAATGAAAAGGCACAGCAGGCTTTGAGGATTCTTACCAAAGAACAACTAACATTTATTAAATCGAAATTTGAAACTGGAGGAACAAAATGAGTGTCGTTCAAGAACCTGAAGTAAAGTGGACGCCCGACCAAATGGTTGAAGTTATTCTGAATGAACCAGATGACTTCTTAAAAGTTCGTGAAACTTTGACTCGTATCGGAGTTGCTTCAAGAAAGGAAAAGAAAATCTATCAATCTTGCCATATTCTTCATAAGCAAGGTAGATACTATCTGGTGCATTTTAAAGAACTATTTGCTCTGGACGGTAAACACGCCAATCTAACCGTAAATGATGTTCAGCGTCGTAATCGTATTGCCCAATTAATCGCTGATTGGGGTCTTGTTACTATTGTGGATGTCACAAAAATTCAAGACATTGCTCCCCTTAATCAGATTAAAGTATTGTCATATAAGGACAAAGGGGATTGGATTCTGGAGACCAAGTATAATATTGGCGCAAAAAAGAAAAAGGTAGAAGAAACTGAATAGTATCAGACCCCTTGACAGGGGTCTTTTTTTATTATATAATTTCTTAGTAACCTCCCACAACCTGCTTTTGGAAGTGGTAGATTTAGAGGATTTAAAATGAAAGTAATTAAAAATAGTATGGGTGATATAGTACCTTTTATTCCCATCAAAGAATCTAATACACTTACTTCGTATTGGATGACTTACTCAGAATATTCTGAACTTGAAGAAGTATTTTGTCAGAGAGATACTGAAGGGAGATTGAATAAAGCAAAAAAATATCTTTCCGAATTCATTACAGAACATGCTGTTGTTTTTGTATGTAAATTGTTAAATGATGATATAGTTAGAGGAAAAAAATATAAGAAGGGATCGAAGTTTAGGGTAGATTCCAATACACGAGCTATGAATTGGGTAAACGGAGGAAGCAACCACATTCCCAAAGATGTTCTTGTTATTGAATTTTCCTTCGAATCCTTTGAAAGGATTCGTAAATGTTATAATACATTTGATTCTATTAGTGCTACAGAAGCAAATCAAGAGAAGTTTTACGGTATTATAACTGGAATGTTTAATTATGAACCTCTTTCTAAAAAATTTAGAAAGGGTCAAATTATTACAGCATTAAATATGGCATCTAATTGTTTCTATCCAGAAACTTATACTAGCCAAGTAACCTCTCCAGAAGTTATTCCTGGACAGACATTTAATTTTATTGAAGAAATTAAATCTTTAGATTCTTTAATTACGATAGATTCTAATTGGAATCAAACTTGGATTTGTGCCGCTCTCATGTCACTTAAAAAATACGGCACTAAAAATGATCTTTTGATAGAAGGGCTTCAACGTCTTGATAAAAAGAAATCAAACACGATGCCAGACACATATGATGGAATTACTACAATTATTGAAGAATGGAAAGAGAATAATTTTTTCCCAGAAAAGGGCACAAGATTTTCTCAATTTCAAGAATTGGTTTCTTGGTGCTTATATTATATTGATAAGTGGATGGATGACAAAACTGTAAAAAGGATTGGAAATGAGTGGAAAAAAACAGCCAAAAAATATAAAGATGATAAAGTTTCTAATTTAAATAAACTTTTCAATATTGATACTACTAGTTGCGTTTCGTAAAACCGAATAATAAAGTGGGGAGTTCAACACTCCCTTTTTTATTATTAACTGATATATAATAGTAAGGACGCCTTCGGGGTCCACAAAACACAAACTCGCTTAAAAAGGAGCTACCATAATGACTAACATTACGCGATATTCTGCTGCGGATCTTCCTACCTTGATGGATAGGATTACACGTAATAGTATTGGAATGGACGAATATTTTGATCGTCTATTTAATCTTCACGAAACTACAAACAATTATCCACCTTACAATCTAATTCAGGTAAATAATGTAGAATCTCATTTAGAGATTGCGCTTGCGGGATTCAAAAAGGAGGAAGTAAATGTCTTCACAGAGTATGGAAAACTTTTTATCGAAGGGCAAAAATCAGATACTGAATCGGATAGGACGTTTATCCACAAGGGTTTGGCTCAACGAAGTTTCAAAAGGGCATGGACTCTCTCAGACGACACAGAAGTCCGAGAAGTCATCTTTGAAGATGGATTACTTACCATTCGATTAGGAAAGATAGTTCCAGAACATCATAGTCGCAAGGATTATCTATAAATATATTTGAATATCGTCGCCGCAGGGAGGCAACTGGCAAAATCCAGTTGACGCCTCCCCATTTTTTTGCTATAATTGATGAACGACTAGATGTATGGAGTTTAAAATGTCGATAAAACTAGCATTATTGAAATCTGGAGAATTACTCATTTGTGATGCTAAAGAACTAGTCTCTGATGAGAAAATTGTGAGTTATTTGTTTACTAAACCACATAGAGTTAAAACTAATACTCCGGTAGTTCTTTCTGAAGACCTAGAGGTAGATGTTAGTAGTAAAACTGTTGAAATAACATTATCTCCATGGATTCTACTAACTTCTGAAGAAAATATACCAGTCCCAACAGATTGGGTAGTAACTATGGTTGAACCGGTTCAAGATCTGAAAAAAATGTATGAGGATAAAGTAAATGACAAATCAAATTAAGTGTATCATTTTAAATGTTGATGTTGTTCTAATTACTGAAATTGAAGAATTGATGGGCGATGTTGGAGAACCTGATTGCAAATTAATTAATCCCTTTGAGTATGATGATAATCATGAACTAGTTCCTTGGCCACCAACAACAGAACAAAGAGAAATACTAATTAAATCTAGTGATATTCTCACCATAGTGGATCCAAAAAAAGAAATTATTAAAAAGTATATTGAATTGTCTGCCTGATGAGATTTTATACAAACGTACAAATGGTTGGGGACCACTTCTTGGTTCGCGGTTATGAAGATGGTAATCACTTTATGACCCGTGAGAAGTTTTCTCCAACCCTTTTTGTTCCGTCTAAAAAAGAAACCAAATACGCAACTCTCCAAGGTGAGTATGTTGAACCAATTAATCCTGGTTCTGTTAGAGATTGTAGGGATTTTATTAAAAAATATGATGGTGTAGAAGGATTCTCAATCTACGGAAATACTAGGTACATCTATCAATATATTTCCGAAAAATATCCCGAAGATGAAATTAAATTTGATATTAGTAAAATCAAATTGATGACTTTGGATATTGAGGTTGCATCTGAAAATGGATTCCCTGATGTAGAAAGTGCCGCCGAAGAAGTACTTCTCATTACAATTCAAGACTATACAACTAAGAAAATTCGTACCTGGGGATTGGGTCCATATACCAATCGTCAGAAGAACGTAACCTATCGTCAATTTTCTACCGAATATGATTTGTTGAATGATTTCATTAGTTGGTGGATGATTGAAGAAAATGCTCCCGAAGTTGTGACTGGATGGAACATTCAGTTGTATGACATTCCTTATCTTGTTAGACGTATTGACCGCGTTCTAGGTGAAAAACTTATGAAGCGTATGTCTCCTTGGGGTCTTGTTACTGAGGATGAAGTTTATATTTCCGGAAGAAAGCATATTTCTTACGATGTTGGTGGAATTACTCAACTTGATTATTTGGACCTTTATAAGAAGTTTACTTATACTAATCAGGAATCTTATCGCCTAGACCATATTGCTAATGTGGAACTTGGACAGAAAAAACTTGACCACTCTGAGTTTGATACTTTTAAAGATTTCTATACTAAAGGTTGGCAAAAGTTTGTAGAATATAACATCATCGACGTGGAACTTGTTGACCGTTTGGAAGACAAGATGAAACTAATTGAACTGGCATTGACTATGGCATATGATGCTAAGGTTAATTATGCTGATGTATTCTTTCAGGTAAGAATGTGGGATACAATCATCTATAACTATCTTAAAAAGCGCAATATTGTTATTCCCCCAAAGGAAAAAACTGATAAAGATGCAAAATATGCCGGTGCTTATGTAAAGGAACCAATTCCTGGTGTTTATGAGTATGTGGTTAACTTTGACCTTAATAGTCTTTATCCACACTTGATTATGCAATTCAATGTAAGTCCAGAAACTCTTGTTGATGAAAGGCATCCCAGCGTGACTGTGGATAAGATTCTCAATCAGGAACTTACTTTTGAAATGTATAAGGATTATGCGGTCTGTCCTAATGGTGCAATGTATCGTAAGGATATTCGTGGATTTCTTCCAGAACTTATGGAAAAAATGTATAACGACCGAGTTATCTACAAGAAGAAAATGATTGAGGCAAAGAAGGCATATGAGAAGAAAAAATCAAAAGAACTTGAGAAAGAAATTGCAAGATGTAACAACATCCAAATGGCAAAAAAGATTTCTCTTAACTCTGCTTATGGTGCCATTGGAAATCAGTATTTCCGTTATTTCAAACTAGCAAATGCTGAGGCAATCACTCTTTCGGGTCAGGTTGCCATTCGTTGGATTGAAGAGAAGATGAACTCTTATCTAAACAAAGTTCTTAAAACTAAGGGTATTGATTATGTTATTGCTTCTGATACTGATTCCATTTATCTTAATATGGGTCCTTTGGTTGAAACTGTATACCAGGGAAGAGAGAAAACTACTGAAAGCGTTGTTTCGTTCCTTGATAAGATCTGTAAGGTGGAACTTGAAAAGTATATTGAAGGTTGCTACCAAGAACTGGCTGACTATGTAAATGCATATGATCAAAAGATGCAAATGAAGCGGGAGAATATTGCCGACCGTGGAATCTGGACTGCCAAGAAGCGTTATATTCTGAATGTTTGGGACAGTGAAGGTGTGCGATACACCGAACCCAAACTTAAGATGATGGGTATTGAAGCGGTTAAATCATCAACTCCTGCTCCTTGTCGCCAAATGATTAAGGATGCTCTAAAACTGATGATGAGTGGAACTGAGGATGAAGTAATAGACTTCATTGACAATTGCCGTCAAAAGTTTAAATCTCTTCCCCCAGAAGAAATTTCTTTCCCCAGAACAGCATCTGACGTTCGTAAGTATCGTTCTTCTTCTGACATTTATGTGAAAGGAACTCCAATTCATATTCGTGGAGCACTGCTTTTCAATCATTATATTAAAGAAAATAAACTGACTAATAAGTATTCCCTTATTAATAATGGTGAAAAACTTAAATTTGTATATTTAAAGAAACCAAATATTATTCAGGAAAATGTAATTTCCTTTATTTCAGATTTTCCTAAGGAGCTTGGTCTTGACAAATACATTGATTATGAACTACAATTTGAGAAGAGTTTCTTAGAACCACTTAAATCTATACTTGATGCGATTGGTTGGAAAGTAGAAAAAACCGTAAACCTTGATTCATTTTTTGCCTAATGGACTTCCTTAAAGATATTGTAAAAGAAATTGGTGGAGAATACACCCAACTTGCCTCAGAGATTGATGAAACCGAAACTTTTGTGGACACAGGTTCGTACATTTTCAATGCTCTTGTATCCGGCAGTATATTTGGTGGTGTATCTGGGAATAAGATTACTGCAATCGCAGGTGAGAGTTCTACTGGTAAAACTTTCTTCTCTCTTGCCGTCGTTAAAAATTTTCTTGACAATAATCCTACTGGATATTGTTTGTATTTTGATACTGAAGCAGCAATCACCAAATCCCTTCTGGAGAGCAGGGGAATTGACACAACTCGTCTGGTGGTTGTCAATGTAGTAACCGTTGAAGAGTTCCGTGGTAAGGCACTTAAGGCAGTTGATCTCTATATGAAGAAACCCGAAGGAGAACGCAGTCCCTGTATGTTTGTGCTAGACTCTTTAGGGATGCTTTCCACCAGTAAGGAGATTAATGATGCACTGAATGATAAGGAAGTTCGGGACATGACCAAATCTCAACTGATTAAAGGTGCATTCCGTATGCTTACCCTCAAATTAGGTCAAGCAAAAATTCCTATGATTGTTACTAACCATACCTACGATGTTATTGGCTCTTACGTTCCTACAAAAGAGATGGGTGGTGGCAGTGGTCTTAAGTATGCCGCTTCTACTATCATTTATCTCAGCAAGAAAAAAGAAAAAGATGGAACAGATGTCATCGGAAACATTATCAAGGCAAAGACTCACAAATCACGTTTAAGCAAGGAGAATCAAGATGTTGAAGTCCGTTTGTATTATGATGAGCGCGGCCTTGATCGTTATTACGGTCTTTTGGAACTTGGTGAGATTGGTGGACTCTGGAAGAATGTAGCAGGTCGTTATGAGATTGATGGGAAGAAAATCTATGCCAAAGAAATTCTCAAAAATCCCGAAAAATATTTTACCGATGAGGTAATGGAAAAACTTGATGTAATTGCCAAAGGCGAATTTTCTTATGGATAATCTTTTAGATTTTGTTCATATTCATGAAAACGTTCTTACTAAGGATATATGTGAGTTTTTGATTGGTTTTTATGAAAATAATACTGAAAAACTAGAACGGTATGATTTAGATGGAAAACCTAATTTTTCTCAGATTAACTTGACTGAACAAAGGGAATATTCTCAAGATAGCCAAAACGTTCATAATTTTTTAATACAGACTGTTTTTCATTATCGAGATAGATATTATGAGTTTATTGATGGAAGAGTATTTCCAGAATCTCATGCATTTGAGCAATTTAGAATAAAAAAGTATAACTGTGATGGTATTGATAGATTTGATACTCACGTTGATGTTACAGATTATGCTTCATCTAGAAGATTTCTTTCATTTTTTTGGTATTTAAATGATGTTGAATCTGGTGGAGAAACTATCTTTAAAGATTTAACCATTGCTCCAAAGCAAGGGACAATGGTTATTTTTCCTCCTCTATGGATGTTTCCCCATAAAGGAAATCCCCCAATTAGTAATCCAAAATACCTTTTGAGTACATATTTACACTACAAATAATGGAAAGACTTGAATTAACAATTTTAAGAAACCTGATATACAACGAAGATTATGCTAGAAAAGTTATTCCATTTATACAACCAGAATATTTTCAACAAAGAGTAGAGAAAGTTGTATTTGAAGAAGTTGTTAAATTCATAGTTAAATATAGTTCTTCAATCACTATTGAAGCATTATCAATTGAAATTGAAAATCGTAGAGATTTAACAGAATCTGAAAATAAGGATATTGGAGAATTACTTCCAAATCTCAATAATTTACCAGTAGATAAACAGTGGGTATTAGATATTACCGAGAAGTGGTGTCGGGACAGAGCAATTTATCTTGCTCTTATGGAATCTATACATATTGCTGATGGTAAAGATGATGCAAAGGGTAGAGATGCAATTCCACATATTCTCTCTGATGCATTAGCAGTATCTTTTGATAATAATATTGGACACGATTATTTACTGAACTATGAGGAAAGGTATGAGTACTATCACAGAAAGGAAGAAAAAATTGAATTTGATCTCGATTACTTTAATAAAATCACGAAAGGTGGCCTCCCTAACAAAACTCTTAATATCGCTCTTGCTGGTACAGGCGTCGGGAAGTCTTTATTCATGTGCCATGTTGCTAGCTCCGTCTTGCTCCAGGGCAGGAACGTTCTCTACATTACAATGGAGATGGCAGAAGAGAAAATTGCTGAACGAATTGATGCAAACTTATTGAATGTTCCTATTCAACAGTTAGAAGATTTGCCTCGTGCAATGTTTGAGAATAAGGTCAATAATATTGCCAAGAAGACTCAGGGTTCTCTTATAATTAAAGAATATCCGACTGCTTCTGCTCATAGTGGTCATTTTAAGGCACTTTTAAATGAACTTGCTCTTAAGAAATCATTTAGACCTGATATTATTTTTATCGACTACCTTAATATTTGTGCTTCCTCTAGGTATAGGGGAAATATGTCTGTCAATTCTTATTCATATATCAAGGCAATTGCTGAAGAACTTCGCGGTCTGGCAGTGGAATTCAATGTTCCCATTGTCTCTGCTACCCAGACTACCCGTAGTGGTTATGGGAACTCTGATGTTGAACTTACTGATACTAGTGAATCCTTTGGTCTTCCTGCTACTGCTGATCTTATGTTTGCCCTTATTAGCACTGAAGAGTTGGAAGAGTTGGGTCAGATTTTAGTTAAACAACTTAAGAATCGTTATAATGATCCTACAATGAACAAGAAGTTTGTGATTGGTATTGACCGTGCTAAAATGCGTCTTTATGATTGCGAGCAGTCTGCTCAAAAAGACATACTTGACAGTGGGCAAGAAGAGGAGTATAATTACGAAGAAAAGAAACCAAAAAAATCATTTGAGGGATTTAAATTTTCATGACACAACGAGTTGACTTTGATAAATATCAAAACTTTGTGGATGCCGTAACTTCTGATGCATCCAAAGATTTCCTTGCTCTTTCTGACCGTATGGTTCAGTTGGATGAGAAAGGTGCTAATATTGAACGTCTTCTGACTGCCGCTGTTGGTATTAATGCTGAAGGTGGTGAGTTTATGGAGATTGTAAAGAAAATGGTCTTCCAAGGCAAATCCTGGAATGATGAAACCCGTACTCACCTTATCAAAGAACTCGGTGATACTATGTGGTATGTTGCTCAGGCGTGTATTGCTCTTGAAGTTTCTTTTGATGAAGTGATTCAAACTAATATTGATAAACTGATGAAGCGTTATCCTGATGGGTTCTTTGATGTGTATTATAGTGAAAATCGTGAAGAGGGAGACATCTGATGACTAAATCCGTATCTATTAAAATGGACGTGCGTACTGCCGCTGCAGTTCGTCAAATTCTTTTTGAAAATCAGAAAGGTTATACTTATGATGAGGTTTCTGTTCCTCCTCGTATTTCTGATATTCGTTCTGTAATTGTAGATCTTGATGAAAAAATTGGTTCTGCATTAGAATGAATAAATAACCCTTCGGGGTTTTATTGGGGAATTAGCTCAGTTGGTAGAGCGCCTGCTTTGCAAGCAGGATGTCAGCGGTTCGAGTCCGCTATTCTCCACTCTGCCCAAGTGGTGTAATGGTAGCCACGTATGCCTTAGGAGCATATATCGTAAGATGTGGAGGTTCGAGTCCTCTCTTGGGCACTAAATACCTTATAATATAAGACTGTAATTTCCAATGTCGAAGGCAGTAAATCTTGGATCAGTAATGGAGGGTATATTTGCCATTGCTATTGGATTGATTTTATGTGAAAGTGATCTGCCGAGTAGGCAATTAACCGCAGGGCAAGTTAATTCAATTAGAAGACAAATTAATTTTAATACTGGATCTTTTAAGAAGAGGTTGTTTAGGGGAAAGCAGAGAATAGGGAAATATGCAGTTGATAATGTTGAGGTTAATTTGGTTGTTAATCTGAAATTAGGTGAGGCGGGAAGTGCCTATGGTAAAAAATATTTTGAAAATACAAAAGAAAGTGTAATACAAAGACTAATAGGATCTGTAGTTCAAAATGCTGCAAGATATAAGAAACTATTAACGGAAGCTAAAAATGAATATCTATTAAATCAAAAACCAGACGTTGTTAAAATTGATGTAATTGCTGATGGTGTTGCCGGAGAACAAACCGGTGGTGATATTAAGGGTGATGTTATGGTCACTATTATGATCAATGGAAAACCCGCTCTTTCAAATCAGAACTTAAATTTTTCTCTGAAAGCAGGAACAACACCAAGTAAAACTTTATCTAATGAAAGTCCTCATAAATCATTATTAAGAGTTTCTGAAACTTTTAATCTTGGTATAAATCCAAGAGATTATCAATTCCTTGATGAGGTTGCCAGATCCCCACAACAAAAATATCAAAAAGTTGTTTATACTAAAAAATTATATGATGCAGTTTTAAAAGGAATGAATCAAAAATTTTCTGCTAGTGGAAGAGTTGGATCGCAACTTGCCTGGCAGTTACTTAAAAATTCTGCATTTGGATCAGATTATGCCCAAGTTGTGAGCATTTCTCCTAGGATAATCAAAGAATCTAGTCCACAGTATATTAATGCTCTTCAAGAAAGATATCCAGACCTAGAGGTTAGGAAAACGGGAGAAAAAATTCAATTCTATATTTCAGAATTAAATAAACCACTTTTTTACTTAAGATTTAAAAATCGTTCTAGCATTATTGGACCTGAATCTGCAGAAATTAAGGAAATGAAATTGATGATTGAAACTGATAAGATATTTTATCAACCAAATGACTTTGACCCCAAATTAAATAATATTGGAGTATGAGAGAAGTTAAATATTTTTTAAACCCAATTGTAAAAGAATTTATAAAAGTTTCTTCCGATAAAACTTTTGAAAATTTTTTAGCATATTTTTACGCCAAAATAGAAGATAAAATCAAACAAACTAAACAGCAATCGATAAAGGATAAATATATTAAGATTAGACAAAGTGCATTACAGTACATTATTGTAAATAAAAATATAATAACAATTGAACTTTGTAAGAAAAGAAATACCAACAAATGAAATCATTTTTCCAGTTTTTATCCGAAGTAACCTCAACTGCATCCCAACAAGCTGCCCGTATGAACCTTAAAGGTGATGGACACGGAGGTTGGTATAAGGATGGTGAATTTGTGGCGAAAACTGAAAAGGGGAGGTTAGTCTTCTTCAATAAGAGGCAAAATACTCCTGGAAAAGATCCAGCACAAACTCCAAAAGAAAAAAATATTTCTGATCCAAATTTTGTAGATCCTGCCCTTCAGCAACAGCAGGTTCCACCAGAACAGCAGGCTCCCCCTGAGCAGCAGGCAGCAGCACAAGAAGCACCCCCACAAAACTTCTTACCAGTAGAAAAGACGAAGGGAACTCTTACAATTGCTTTTGGCCGCTTCAATCCTCCTCACTTGGGGCACCTTCAACTTATGGACACCGCTGCTGCTTCTGCCGAGCAGGAGGGTAGTGATTATATGATTGTCCCCTCACGTAGTCAGGATAAAAAGAAAAATCCATTGGATGCCGATACAAAAGTATCAATAATGAGACAGATGTTCCCAAATCACAGTGAAAGAATTGTGAATGATGGGAACACTAAAACGATCTTTGATGTTCTTAAAAAGGCGCACAATGATGGATATGCTAATGTAAGAATTGTTGGTGGTGCCGATAGAGTCAAGGAATTTGACAAACTTGCAAATAGTTATAACAATAACCTGTATCAATTTGATAATATTGAGGTAGTATCTGCTGGTGATAGAGACCCAGATTCTGAAGGTGTTGAAGGTCTTTCTGCATCAAGAATGAGACTTGCCGTAGCAGAGAATGATTTTAAAACTTTCCGCTCTGGAATGCCCCCAGAACTTCCAAGAAAGAGAGCAATGGAAATATTTAATATGGTTCGCCAATCAATGGGAATTAAGGATGAAGTAGTTGAAGTCTGGCAGATTGCTCCCAAATTTGATTGGAAAAATCTTCGTGAGAATTACGTTACTGAAAAGATTTTCACTGTTGGGCAGTTGGTAGAAAATCTTAACACTGGATTAGTTGGACGTATTATTCGTCGTGGAACTAATTATCTAATTTGTGTTACCGAAGATAATATTATGTTCAAATCTTGGATTAAAGATGTTATGGAAAAGGTTACGAATGTTTCAGGTGTTCCTGCAAATCAAAGAGAAGTTGGAACCGATTCTTATCGAGAGTATGTTCAGGGACTTTCTGCTAAAGAGAAAATTCAGTCATTCATAAATAAGAATAGGAAAAAGTAAGTATTAAAAGAATCTTCCAATGAATAATAAAGAAATTTTTGAAGAAGCACCCGCTCCTGTTGCTGCTGGTCCTGCTGGTGCCAAAGAAAAAATTGAAAAACAGGCAAGACAACTTGCCTATGACACCAGATATAAAGTAAAACAGACCTTTAAAGGTGGAAAGACCGATCCTGCGTCTGTTCAAAGGGCATATCTTCAACAACTTCAGAAATCAAGTGCTCCTGCTCCAGTTAAATTGAGAGCAAAGCAAATGTTACTGGGGGAAGATTATCTGCAGGGTATTGATGATATGGTTGCAGAAAGTCTATCAAATTCTTTATTTAAAGTATTTGTGGAAAAGAAAGAGGATGAAAGTATAATTGTATCATCCGAATATCTGAATACACTTGCAGAAATGGATGAGAGAAAATATAAAGTAAGAGTTACTGATAAGAATACTGGTAGATCATATGTTCGTTATGCAACTCGTGAAAAAATTAACCAACTTCGTTCAAATTCAAATATTAAGTCAGTTGAAATGACTGAATATGGAACTCCATATGAAGGTGAGAAGAAACAGGGAGAGCAGACTGCAAAAGCAACTTCTGGTAAGGGATTGGACCCTGTAGGTAAGGAAGATTCTGATGTTAATAATGATGGTAAGGTTGATAAGCAAGATTCTTACCTTAAGAAGAGAAGAGAAGCAGTCGGAGGTGCAATTGCAACTCGTAAAGAGGAAGTTGAATTTATTGGTGAAGTAAAAAAAAACAAAAAGGGCGATGAAAAAATTGATGTACTGAAGGGGAATAAAAAGAATAAGTGTGAAGTTTATCCTGAAATGAAGGTTCAGGAAAGTTCCTACGAAAGATTTTTGAGTAAGGTTCATTCTCTTCAGGAGAAGGCAGCAAGTCAAAATCAACAGCAACTTGCGGGAATGGCACTTGCTTATTTGAGAGGTGATATGCCTGATGCAAGTGAAGAAGTTAAAAAGATGGCAAAGATGGGTGAGAAAAAACTTCGTGATTTTGCCAAAACTAAGCACGAGGGTCTTCCTGAAAAAGTAAAGGAAGAAATGTCGTGTGATTCTGATAAAAAATCTGGAAAGGAGATAGATCCAAGACAGATGAAAACTATGAAGGATCGTGCAAGAACTTCTCTTGGTCTAATGGGAATTAAGGCATCTTATGAACCCGAAGGTGAGCAGATTGATGAACTGGGTCCATTTGGCGGACTGGCATTAAGAGCTGGTTTGGCAGCAGGAGCAGGTGCCCTTGGTTTGAAAGCAATTGGTGGGGCGAAAAAATCTGCTGAGGCAATGAAGAACAGGCAGGTAAAGAAACTAAATCAACTAGGAATGTCTTATGAACCAGAAGGTGAATTAGTTGATGAGGAGAGAGGTGAATTTAGAAGTCTTGGTGGAAGAGATAGAAATGATGGAAGAAACCGTTATAGGGGTTCTGCTACACCGCAACAAAAAAAGGAAGAAGATGCAGCAGCAGAAGCATCTGCAAAAAAAGCTAAAGCACAATTAGCAAGAAACCTAGCAAGAGAAGCAAGAAATAAAGGCAGATAATTCCTAAATAAGACAGAACTCTTCACACGAGGTAAATTATGTCTGTAGGACTTATTTGGGCTTGGATTATGGCTAACGAAGCCGCACTTGCCACCATTCTTTTGATCGTTTCCGAACTTTTAGGAGCGGTTCCACAAGTCAAATCAAACGGACTTGTATCATTTGTTCTTCTTCAAGTACAAAAGGTATTAAAGGATAAGGGAGCACAAGACCCTACTCCCTGAATTAAGTTAAGTTAATATAAAGGAGACCTGAATATCAAGGTCTCCTTTTTTTATAAATATCATTATAATAAAGAACTTTATAGGTAAAAAGAATGGCACTCTGGGGAAAATCAGACGGTATTTATTCTCCTGGTACAGTAGTAGTTAGTCTTGCAAATAAGACTGTTACTGGAACTGGAACATCATTTAGATCAGCTGGAATTACTACTGGAACCGTAATTACTGTTGGTGCTGGTGGAACTTTTGGTGAGGCAGTTGTTTCTGCCGTCACTTCGGAAACTGTAATATCAATCGCAAGTACGCAATTCCTTCTGAATACCACGATTTCGGGAGTTGCTTATACTATGTCACAAAAACCTGTATATCTAATGCAGGATTCTAATTATTCTAGAACTTCTACATCATCTGATAATAAGGTTTATGGTGTTGATGTTTATGAAGCATCTGCAGCAGTTGATACTCAATATGCCGTAACTCATGCTGGATGGGTTGGAATTAAAACTTATAATGATACCAATGGAAATCTAAGAGTTAAATCGGAAACTCTAGTTGCCTTCTCGGGTATCACTACAGGAACTTCATCATATACTGCTGCTGGTGATGCTTTAGATGATACTATTCTTCCCGACTTTAGAATCACTATTGCTGGAGTAACAGCATCTCCTAGTGCAGCAGTTGGAGTTGGAACAACCGTAACGCTAACTGTTTCTGCTTCTTCTTATCCAGATACAGTTCTTTCATACCAGTGGCAGAAGTCCACAACTGCTAATGGCGTTGTTTATAACAATATTTCTGGAGCAACTGGAATCAGTACTTCAATTACTAATGCAACAACTGGTAACAATAACTACAACTATCGTGTTGTTGTTACTGCCGATGGTGGAGCAACCGCAACTTCTAGCCCAATCAAACTCACAGTAACTGCATGATAATATGAGATTTGATGAATTGAACGAAAGCAATTATATGCTTTTTGCTATAAAATTCTATGATAATCCTCAGTCAGTAACTAAGGAAGATTTTGAGGACGATTTAAAAAGAATAAAATATATAAAAAGACTACTTAAAAGGTATAAGAATACTGGCGTCTTAAAAATTCATTTAATTTTGAATCATTTAACTTTGCTATTTAATGTTTTTAATGATGCCACTATTCCACTTTTATTTTATAATTTGGAACAAGATCTTTGGCCAATAATAAAAAGTTTTTTAATATTTTTGAATCGTATTCCGGAATATCCAAAAACTAATATTCATGATATTCAGGAAGATTCTGAGTGCCTATCTCAATTGCAATCAATTTAATGGATAAGTTAGAAAAATTAATTAATATTGTTCGCTCACTAAAAGAGGAAGGTGGTATGGTAGTCGGATCTGGTGGATTCACTTCTTCAGCGGATCCTAAAGGTCCTGTTGCTGGTTATGATAATCTTCTTGATGGGCGATCCAAGATAATGCGAAGACTTCCTGTTGCATATCGTAAAAATATTCAAAAAACCAAGTCGAAGAAAAAATAAATATTAATAAAATCTCTAAAGCATTTGTTTCGTGGGAATACAAATCTTATACAAATAAAAAAAATGTTTAGCAAATCATCCAACGAAACAAAAATTGCAGTTCTTGAAGAACGTCTTACTTCCTATGAGGCTATGATGAAAAAAATAGATGAGGCCATTCAGATAATGGGACAAACGAGTCAAAACATATCAAAGATGTTGGCAGTTCATGAGGAAAAATTGGACAATAATAATAAGAATGATGAAGTAATTTTTAGTAGAATTCGATTGATGGAAGATAAAAATACCGAAGAGCATAATAGAGTAATCGAAAGATTTGAATCATTAGAAAAAAAGATAGATGGTCGCATAGAGACAGTAGATAAAAAGGTTGATGACGTAACAAAGTTTCGTTGGTTAGTTGTAGGTGCTTTAGTAATAGTTTCATTCGCATTTTCACAGTCAAGTATGGTGGTGGATGTCTTGACACCAGACTCAGAACAGATTAGAATAGAAAGAGCAAAATAGTGCCTTCATAATGGATTTGATTGATTCCAAGTACATTGGATTAGTTTCGTCACGCCTACAAAAATTTAAGAGGGTAAAATCGGATCTCTACAACTTCCGTTGTCCTCTTTGTGGAGATTCTCAAAAAAATAAAAGCAAGGCACGGGGATATTTGTACGCCGTAAAGGTGAATACGAACTTTAAGTGTCATAATTGTGGAGCAAGTTTATCTTTTAATAATTTCCTCAAAGAACTAGATCCAGTACTTCATAAGCAATATACTCTAGAGAAGTTTAAGGAAGGATATACTGGTAAGAACTTTGTTGTAGAAGAACCAAAATTTGAATTCTCTAAACCATCCTTTTCTAAAAAATTAGACTTACCAAAAGCATCAACAAATAATGTTGCAAAGTCATATTTGGAAAATAGAAAACTCGATCCAGAAAAGTTTTATTTTGCACACAAATTTAAAGAGTGGGTAAACAGTCAAAAACAAACCTTTTCTAGCACTGACAATGAGGAATCGCGTATAGTTATACCATTATATGATTTTGACCATAATCTTATTGGGTTCCAAGGAAGATCACTCATTCCAAAGTCTGTTAAATATATTACCGTGATGTTGAGTGAGAATGCTCCAAAAATTTATGGACTTAATACTATTAAAAAAAATGAAACCGTTTATGTTACCGAAGGGCCATTTGACAGCACGTTCGTTCGCAACTCAATTGCTATGTGTGGAGCTGATGCTGATATCAGTAATTTCGGTTTTAATCGGGTTGTTTGGGTTTATGATAACGAACCACGAAATAGAGAAATTATCAACAGAATCTCAAAGACAATTGATCGTGGAGAAGAGGTAGTTATTTGGCCAAGAAATATCCAACAAAAAGATATTAATGATATGGTTATTGCTGGACTTAATGTTATGGATGTGTTAAAATCAAATACACACTCAGGTTTAGAAGCAAAAGTAAAGTTTAACGAATGGAAGAAAGTATGAGCAACGGAACAAAGGTTATTAAAAGAAACGGGTCGATTGAAAGTCTTGACTTGAATAAACTTCATTTGATGGTTGAGGAGGCTTGTAAGGACCTGGCAGGAGTATCCGCATCTCAAGTTGAAATGCAGTCTGGTATCCAATTTTATGATGGCATTACCACGGCAGAGGTTCAGGAGATTCTAATTCGCTCTGCAAGCGATTTGATTGACCTCGACCACCCCAACTATCAGTTCGTTGCTGCTCGCCTCCTTCTGTTCGCTCTCCGCAAGCAGTTGTTCGGTCGTATGCACGAGTGTCCAACTGTCAAGCAACACGTAGAGCGTTGTGTTGGTAGAGGAGTGTATGATGCAGAAATTCTTGACCTTTATAATGATGAGGAGTTTGATAGACTTCAATCTTTTATTGACCATGAGCGTGATTATCTGTTCACTTATGCAGGTCTTCGTCAAGTAGTTGATAAGTATCTAGTTCAGGATAGGAGTTCTGGTGCTCTCTATGAGACGCCACAATTTATGTACCTTTTGATTGCCGCTACTATCTTCTCAAAATATCCAAAAGAAACACGTTTAGATTACGTTAAGAAGTATTATGACGCAATCAGCAAGCACAAAATCAACATCCCAACACCGATTATGGCAGGAGTGCGAACCCCACTTCGTCAATATGCATCTTGTGTTCTCGTTGATGTTGATGACACCCTCGATAGTATCTTTAGCAGCGATATGGCTATTGGTAAATATGTCGCACAAAGGGCTGGTATCGGTATCAACGCGGGTAGAATCCGTGGTATCAACGCTAAAATCCGAGGTGGAGAGGTACAACACACAGGCGTTGTCCCCTTCCTTAAGAAGTTTGAGGCAACTGTCCGATGCTGCACTCAAAACGGCATCAGAGGTGGTTCTGCTACAGTTCACTTTCCTATCTGGCACCAAGAAATAGAAGACAT